GACTGGGGTGATGATTCAACTGGTGTTGGTAAGAGAGTTCAATCAGTCGTAATGGGAGTTCAAGATGATGAACTTGTTTCTGTCCCTGTCGGTCTTGTAAAACTCTCACAGTTATTTCCTCACTTTGCGAAAGGTCTGCAATTACCACTTTTTGCTATGAACGATGAATGTGTTCTTGAACTTGAATTTACACAGCAAGGAACTGCAAATGCAGATCAGGGAGCAATTGGTATTTTTCCAAGTGATTATGCGGGTGGTGGTGGTGGTAATTTTGGGTGTGCTGTTGATCCAAGAACTGTTCGTTTCTTATCAGACCATCTCACTTATCATGGAATGGGTAAATCTGGAAAAGACCGTATGAGTGAAGTCGCTGATATGATTATGTCAAGCACTGGTCTTACCGTCCCATATGATAATCTTAGTTTAACCACAATGAATATTCCAGCATCAACTGAACCAAATCAAACTGTATCTCGTGAAATTGGTCTTGCTGGAAAAGTAGTAAAAACAATTGTCATGGCAGACCAGTCGTTTAATGCTGATGGAACACCACTTCTATCATCTCAACTTGGTCTTTATCATTCAAAAGCAACATGGTTGCCATCATCTTACAACCTTAGAGTTAATGACCGTCTTCTTTATAACCGTGCGGTAGAGCGTGAATCTTACCAGCAAAATCAACTTGCCCAAGCAATGGGAACTGATATTTGTGTGGCGAATTCAGAATATTCTTTTGACCAGAGTGTTTCTAAGGACACAACAACTCTCGGAGCATATACTAACAGTCGCTGGACTGATGTCGCTGTTAATGGTTTTCCATGTGAAACAAGTATCGCAAATGGAACTTTCGTAAGGGAGGGTATGTGTCATTACAACGCTATTGATCTTAGAACCGACCCTTCTAATGACAGTGGAACACTTGTAGGACAGAAAAATATTACTCTTGAAAGAAATCTCCGCCGTGTGACTCAGACTGGTAGTGCAAACGCATCAGACACTGCTAAAAAGACATGCTTCTGCTGGTCGCAGTATCAGCAAGTAGTTAATATTAAAAACGGTCGTGTTTCAGTAATGGGTTAAAAATATTAAATATTAAATATTAAATATTAAACACAATATATAATTAAAATGGTTTAAAATTATCTTGCTATATATATATATAGGATAAAATGCCAAGAACTGTCGGAAGCAAAAATACTAATAATTATCATTATGTCGTTGAAAAATTTGATGATGATGGAGATTATATTGAAAAAATATTTTTTATTAATCAAAAACAAATCGGGGAGCGATATGGAATTTCCAGAAGTAATATTTATTTAAATATGAATAATAAACATGTAAGTAAAAATCTTCGTAATTGTATTATTAAGAAACTCTGTCCGCCTCAACCAGTATTTGAAAAAAAACTAAAAGATTATTCTGATATGGAAACTGAATTAATGATTTCTGTTTAATATATCAATTTTAAAATATTATATAATATCTCATATTATATTATATTAAATGGTTTTTAACTGTGCTTTATGTAAAAATTCATCAGAATATGTTGTCAGTGGTTATTTTTGTTCCGAATGTCAAGAAATCGCTAATCTAATTGCTGTATATGGAAAAGATATTCATAAATCATTAGATAATGTTTATAAGAAAACTGACAAAGGAATTAAGACAAAAGTAATTGACGAAATTAAAAAAAAGAAATTAGATTTAGAAGAACAGATTAACGATGTAAAATGACTTGAAAAACCAGAACCATATATTTATACAAGTAGTCTTTTATATTTAATTATCTATCTAAAATATAAAGATGGATGACGAACAACGCAGAATTTATAATAGAAAATATTATGAAAGAAATCGTGAAAAAATTAGATTAAGATATGTTAAAGGCAAATATCAACCAATTAAAAAGGACAAGAAGGAAAAGCAAAAAAATACTTTTCATGTTGTTTATGGTGATTTTACACTTTCGTTTGACTAATCGGTATTTTACTAACTATTTTTGGAACTGGAATATTTAGAGTTGGGGGTGCTTGTGTTTTACTTTCATCAGCATCATCATCCACTGTAATATCTATTTTTTCTTCTTCTACTTCTGGTAATGGTGTTTCAATCACTTCACGATCACAATCTATTAATCCACAACAACATTTAAACCTTTTACATCTACTCTTCTGGGTCACTGCAAGAAGCATACCACAAGCACCGAAAATAGTCGCCACTGCCGTTGATAATTCTATAATGTTAAACGATGTTAAAGTCATATAATATAATATATATATATTATATATATTATATAATGGATGAACCCTTTGATTTAAATATCTATCCGATAAGACCTAATGAAAAAAAGAACCCGTTAAAGAAAAAAATACACCCTAACTTAATGAATATAGAAAATGGATGTCTTTGTCTTTGTGTAGCACCAGTTCGTTCGGGCAAAAGTTCTTTAATTTCAAATCTTCTATTATCAAAAAACTTTTATAAAGATGCCTTTGATTATGTCGTCATTATTTCTAACACGGCATTCAACGATGATACAAGTCGCTTCTTAGTAGAAAAATATAAAGGGTCTGTCTATGATAGATATGACGATAAAATTATACAAGATATAATTACATATCAAGAAAGTTTCACTGACAAAAGAGAACAGAAACGCTTTGCTTTAATTTTAGATGATTTTATTGGCATCAAATCCTCGTCTTTAATTTGGAAACTTTGTAGTAGATATAGACATTATTCCTGCGGGATGCTTTTTATGGCATCACAGAATTTCAAATCCTTACCACCAATCGCCAGAAATAATGCGAGTCATTATTTACTTGGTAATATTACTAATATGAAAGAAATGGAAAAACTATCAGATGAACTAAGCGATTCTTTTGGCGGTGATAAATCATTTAGATCATTAATGAATGAGGTGCATGGAACTGAGAAATATCAATGGACTTACGCAGACTTAACCCACAACCCCCCTAAACTCTACAAGAATTTTAATAATCTTCTTTATCAGGGTGGTAAGAAAGGAGCGTATCTTGAAATTGATGAAGATAATAATAATAAAAAAAGACAAGAAGATAGAAAAGATGAAAATAATGAAAGTAGTGATGAATAAAAAAAAATAATTTGAAAATAAAAAAATATGAAAATAGAATTCTACTTTCATATTTTTCGTCTTCTTATCGTCTTGTCTTCAATATAACTATTTAAGTGCTATATATAGCATATTTCTATTATAAATATAACTATAAAAGTGCTTAAAGGGGCATATAATATTAATATTATATTCTTTATATAGCATTTTAATAGTTATATTATAACTACTTAAAGAACAAAAACGGCATAAAGGGAGTTATATAGATATATGGTATATAAAGCATTTTAATATATATATATACAATATATGAACCATTGTATTTTAGTCGCTAAAAATCTGTTCGGTATAGAATATTTAATGAACCTTAAAAAATTATACAAATACTTACACCAAGAAGATCTAATTGTATTTGATAAATCCAGAGCAATTTATCCTCGTCTTAAAATGTCTGATAAACGTGGCGAGGCAGGGTTTAAAGAATTGAAAAAACTATTACCAGCAAAATATGCAGATAATCTTATTATACAAACTGCTTCAATTCCAGAGGGTGTGTTTGATGACGCATTTGATAAGATAGAACCAAATTATCCATGTTTATCGCCAAGTCCAATATGGTTGAATAATACAAAAGATGTTGATTGTATCAAGTATATTAAAGTTAGTCAAGAGAGAAATGCTTGGATTAATAACCATATATTAAATTATTATAATCAATCAAAAACAGTTAATACTAATTATGATGAAAAGAAGATTACATCAATAAAGAGTATGATTGATTTTTATAAATTAAGTGAAGAAGAGAAAATGAATATAGTAAAATATATATTAAATAAATAGGTGTCCTCGTTTATTTAGGAGTTTTTTTTATCTTCACATATTATATAATAAATGTATTGTATTTATAAATTACACAATCCTCAGTTTGAAAAATTTTACATTGGTTCTACTGCTAATTTAAATAACAGACTTTTAAGTCATAAGAAAGATTGTAAGAGCAACCATAAAAAGGTTGTAAATCGTCCTTTGTATAAATATATTAAGGAGAATGGTGGTTGGGATAATGGTTGGAAAATGGAAATACTTGAATTTACAGAAAATTTTAGATTTGAGAAAGAACAATTATATATAGATAAATATGGTATAGATAATTTATTGAATGCATGTAAATCAACTTGGTTAGATAAAGATGCACAGAAAGAACACATTAGAGAAAATCGTAGAAAATATATGAAAGAATATTACAATAAATTAACTTATGATTGTCATTGTGGTAAAACTGGACTATCATTAAAAAATAAACACAGTCATATTAAAACACAGCGACATTTAAATAAGATTAAGGAAATTGAAAATAATAATAATATTCCGATATGTTGTAATGAATTAACTAATATTTTTTCATCACCAGATATAGAAGTTGAATTAGAATTAATATATGATTGTGCTGGTAATGATGTCAGCGATCTTATTCATTATACTCATAATTAAATTTCTTTAAACCCACTATTTTTTATTTATTTTAGATAAATAAAAAATTGATTAAAAAAAATACTTAAAAATAAAATCTATACATAGTATATATAGAATGAGTAGAAAAGAATTTACAGACAAAGTTTCAATTTCTGGATGTGCTTTTATTGCATCACTCACTGTTGATGAACTAACTAAGAAATTTTCATTTAATCCAGATGACCTTATGCTTGATAAGGTTTGGACGAAAGAAACTTATTACAAATGTGTTATTAAATTTTGTAAGAAATGTTTTTCAGAAAGGAAAGAAGGATTTGATTATATCACTATTCCACAGAAATATAAATACTCACATGGAAAATCATCTGGTCGTATTTATGTTGATGGATTTGGTATTCAATCTTTACAAGCAGATATTAGAAAAATTATTACTGGCGATTATTATAAAGATATTGATATTAAAAATTGTCATTGGAATGTTTTACTGGGTATGATACAGCAATATAATACAACTTATTTAGATGATGAAATTTCATACGAACATATCAATAAATATTGTAAAAATCGTGAAGAGGTTTTAAAAAAAACTAAATCAACAAAATTAGATTTACTTGTTCTTTTGAATATTGATAATTTTAAAACAAAAGACAAATTTTTACGAAAATTACACGCTGAGAAAATGGAAGCATTTAATACATTCTTAGAAAATGATGACTACATTGAATTATACGGAGAAGACGAAATTTCAACTACAAATGAAAAAAACCCAGTATCTTCGCAAGTTAATAAAATGTTCTGTATTAATGAAAATGCTTTTATTCAAGAAGCAATTAAAGACGAACATGATTTAATTGTCCCTATGTTTGATGGGTTTATGTTTGATGCAACAATTGATGACCCATATAAATATGAACTAATTGATGTTTGTCCGAAAGATAGTCCAATTCAGTGGGATTATAAATCTAATATCTCAACCGATGAAGATTATTTACAGTTTAAAAAAACATTTAATCCAAATGACGAAAAATATCTTAACTCCGATATGATGTCAAAAATCATAACTGCTATTGATAATAATGAAATTATTGATGGTGGAGTTCTTGATAATGTTATTAACTGGTTATATAAACTTTGCGGTGAAGATATTATCTATTATGATAATTTGTATTATGTTTATAAAAATGGTATTTACAAAAAAGATATTGCCGAAGCAAGTTGTTATGAATTAGAACAAATTCTTAAAAATAAAATTGTTCCACTTATTCATGAAAAATATAATAGCGTTGCTAAATTGTTTAAAACATTTAAGATGCCGTCAGATGATGATTTAAAAGATAAAGCAAAAGAAGAAAAAAATAAATTGAAATTTGAAATGCAAGATTGGAAAGAACTTTTAACTTGTATTAGTTCAATCCGTAGAACACAACAAACGCTCGGTAAATATGTATCGAGATCTAAAAATGAAAATAAAGACTTCTTTAATAAAATCGATAGTAAAGATGAATTAATTGCTTTTAATAATGGAGTATGGGATTTATATAAAGGTGAGTTTCGTTCATTAGAAAAAACAGATTTTATTTCTACAACAACTGAATATGATTATGTAGAACCATCTGAAACACTTATGAAAGAATTTGAAGAACTATATCTTAATAAAGTATTTCCAACTATTGAAATTAGAACACATTTCTTAAAAAGTTTGTGTTCTGCTCTTGACGGTAATAAAAGAAGACATAAATTTTCAATCTGGTCTAACTTTGGTAGAAATGGTAAATCTTTAACGATGGATTTATTAAGTAAGATGCTCGGTTCTTATTATGGTGTTATGAATAGTTCAGTCTTACAAGGATCTAAAAATGAGGGTGGTTCTGCATCTCCACAATATGAAGTATTAAAAACATGTAGAATTGTTAGTATGAATGAACCAGAAGTATCTAAAAAATTAAATAGTAATTTAATTAAAGAATTATCTGGCGGTGATAAAATTAGTATGAGGCGTTTATACTCTGGTGTTATGGAAGAATTTAAACCAAAGGCATCTCTATCTATGCTTTGTAATGACATCCCTAATATGGATAGAAGTGAAGGGGCGGTTATGAACCGCTTGGATATAATTCCATTTGAAAGCACATTTGGAATTAGACCAGATAAAAGTATTATTACAGAAGACAATTATGAATTAAAAGAATTTATTACTGATAATGAAATTGAAAATAAATTAGTAAAATGGCGGTGTTGTTTTTTTAAAACAATTGTTAGTCATTTTCAAGATTATCTTAAAAATCCTAACTTCTCACTTAAATCAGAAATGAATGATGAATATACAGCAGACCAAGATTTAGTAAAAGAATTTATGGATGAAAAACTTGTTAAAGGTGATAATTATAAAGTTAAGATTAAAGATATAATCCACCATCTTAATAAATATCTTAAATCAAGAAGTGATAAAATATATAATTCTCGTTCTCTTGCGAAGTATTACAGAATGAATAAGTTTAAATGTGAGAAACAAGGGAGCGATACTTATTTGTTTAATTATAATTTCAGTTGGTTATGTGAAGAAAGTAATGGTTGTATGATTGAAGAAGATGCATTAGACCATATCTAATTCCATAACAACTTCCAAGCGTAATAAGATGGAGAACCAACAATTTTTTTAGTCTTAGCAAAGCGTTTTGAATAATTGTCTCGTTTTTTTTCATCAAGCGTAATTGTATAATCTTTATAACCAGTTGCTCCAATGGAAGCAATTTTTTTACCATTCTTAAAAACATCAATCTTCTTTTTTGGATTGATGCTTTTTTTAACTTCAACTCCGAGTTTCTTAGCATTTGCTTTTACTCTTGTCATGTTGAATTCTTTCATTATATTATACACGAGGATTTTTAATTCCGATATTATCTATCAATGTCTGTTGCTGGTCTCCCATCTTGTTAATCATTCTTTCTATAACTGCTTCCATTTTAGTCTGTTCTGATTTTTCAAATAGTAAAGTTAATTCAGTTGGATAATTGAGTGATTTAACAATATTACCATCACTGTCTCTAAGAACTGCTGTCATGCTATAAATGGTTTGTTGATGTGATACATTTAGATCAATTTTAATTGGAAATCGTGCGTTGTAATGGAGAGTTCCCGAAGTATCACCAGTAGTAAGTTGCTCTCGTGGAATTACAGCAATTGCTTTATTAGTATCACCATTAGCACCATTGCGACCGCTATTATTAAAGTTTAATAGTTCAACAGTTAAATTTGGAGTAGCAGAATTACCGATATAACCGCCCTTTGAGATCGGACATGGTGTTCCACTTGTAGCAGATTTTAATACTTTGAAAAGTCTTGGAAAAGCAATAGTTGGCATGATTGACGCTATATTTGGAATAACATCGTCAGGATGAATTGTAGTTGTTGATGTGGCAGATGAATCTATATCTTGTGGTCTTATTGCTCCAAGTTTCCACATAGTGCTTAGATTAATTGCTACTTCTGCTGTTAAACTTACGTCTCTTGCTAATGACCCGTCTGTCTGAGTGAGATGAGTTCTTTGTGCATGAACCAGAGTTGTCGCATCGTCGCCCTCTTCATTATTACTTGCAGATACAGATGAAGTTGAACCAGATGTATATTCTTCACGGTCATATAGACCAACAGTTATAGAATTAGCATAATCCCCTGATGATACTTGACGATTCATACTATAATGACCGCCAGAACACATACAAAAAACAGGGCGTAGAGGAAAATGTTCTTCTTTAATCGTGTTATTCCAAGTATAAGATGAACCATCTGGAAGAGTTATTGGTGATGTGGATGTCTCTACTAAAACAGTCTGAGCAGACCAAGTGCCTCCGCCATCACTGCTAAAAGAAGCATAAGTGATTATGCCAGTTAATCCAGATACTTCTACATCAAGTCTTACAACATCGTTATTATTCCATGTAGCACCAAATACATCTGATGCTTTTTTAGAATAAAGTAGTTTTGGTTGTCTCCAATTAGCACTATAATAAGTTGAACCCGCCCGTTTTAGTAATATACCGACTTCAATTTGAGGGTCGTGTTCCGAACTTTCAAAATTTGGAGTGCAAGAAACAACAACATCATATCCCGCTTGGTCGGCGATTCCGCTCTGAATATAAGCATCTGGATTAGTTGGATCTGCTTCAACAGCATCAAATAACTGAGTTCGTGCAAAACCAATGGACACTGGATTATGACCTAATGAACCATCAAATTGAACTGTTAGTGGCGTCCCATCTCTATTAAGAATACGACACCCCTCAAATGTAGAAGTTGATAATAGAGTCGCTAATTCACCATTTGGTGGTCTAATTGGATTACCTGCACTATCTTCTTCAAGTGATACTAATTGTCCTAATTTAGATACTGAACCCTCGCCATCTAATAATTTTACCATACACCAATAAGGAATAGCACTATCCCAATTAGAAGCATCCGTAGCATCAACAGTCCCATCTGAACCCATTACAAAAATACCATTCTGGACATTGCCATTAGTAGTTCCAGCAAGGCGGAACATTCGTAAAAACATCTCTGGAACACGAGACCCATCATTTTTTAGAAAGCGGTTTAAACCACCAGTTTCTCTAATTTTATAATCCCATCCTAATGCTTGTTGTGCAGTTGAAGCGTCAGTAATATCAATATCAACATCTAATGTTAAAAATTCTGGAAATTGAGTTCCAGTTTGTTGAATGCCTTTTAGAGTTGGAACAGTTGTATAATCCCATCCTTCCGACCCGTAAATTTCTTCAATACCATTTTGACTAAAAGAGACCACACCATGCATACCGCCATTAGCAAAAACCCCTTTATCACCAACATTTATATTATTTCGCTCACGAGTATCAAAAGGCGAGTCTGGTCCATTTAGATCCACTTTACCAGTCCCGTATTGAAGACCTTTGAATTCATATCCTTTTTCATTAGCGACTGGTGTATCTGCTTCTGTAATTCCATCATTTCTATTATTAGTTTCAGTTAGATTTTCATGAACTTCAAATGTGTTAAGATTGCCATCGCCCGTAATTGGAACAGACTGGACTGTCATCGTAATAGTCCATTCTTTTGGATTAGCAGTGCTGTCATATTCTACATTAAATCCTTTTGTAGCATCTCCAACCTGCCGTTTGAATACTCCGATTAAAACACTATCGTCTAGACCAGATTGTAGAACAGTTGTCATTTCTTCTGGTGTGTAAGAACCATGAGTTAGTTTTACTACATGCTGGGCGAATTGTGCTCTTCCACCGAATCGCCATATTAAAGTATCATTACCATCAGAAATATTTATTTTATTTTGTTTATTCATTGATAAAGATACAAGACTTACAGTATCTGTTGGATTTACTGTTAGACCTTCTTTAAATGTATTTTGAATATATGAATTATCAATGCTCTCGGCAGATAATTCGTTAATTTGACTTCTTAGAGTTATGAGGGACATTCTATATTATAATATTATATTATATTTTAATTTCTAATATAATATTATAATATGGATCTTAATGAATTAGAAGTCGGAAGTTTTGCATCTCAATTGCAATTAAAGATAGACAAACAACTTAAAAAAGAAAAAAACCCAGAAATACCAGAAACTGTTATTTTTCAGAAAGGAAAAGATAAACCAGTTAAACCAAAAAAAAAACAAACTAAAAGAATTGTAATGCGTCGTCGTCCGATGCTTTATCGTAAGAGTAATTATTAATTTCTTTTCTTTTTATTATTAGTATCTTTTTTAATAATAATATCTGGATTATTATTTTTAATTATTTTAAATATTAAACTACTATTAGAATCAAGTGGTGCGGGTTGTCCGTTTGGAAGTCTTATATCAATTGTAAAACTATTTATTAAATGAGGTTTATCAACTATATATTGCCAGTCAGTGCTGAACCCAAAAAAGTAATCTGCTTCTGAATAATTACGACTTATATATCCAAGTGATGGAGTCGGACATATATAACTTCCACCATAAAATGTTCTATGTTGTTCTACAATATCACTATGAACCACCAGATACGGATAAGACATCTTTTTAGCAATTTTATTAGCAATAATACTATCTGATACTGCTTCTGTTTTTGCTGGTATTTGTAGATTTACAGCACCCAGATTTTCCATCGGACTTCCCCAGTAATTTTGAGTAAAACCCAAAGCAAGATTGCCAGATACATATGCATTTGTTGTTGCTGGTTTAACCATATTTTGATATTTATCAGATAGTGGTTGATTATATCCAATATATCTATTGTAATTTTCTCTATTAAAAATACTATTCTGTTCGCCAGTAAATGGTATAATTTGCTCTAAATCAAAACCCATCTTGTCAAATAATGTTCCAACATATTCAAATGGTTTATCACAAGTTAAATTTTTTGTTAAAGTTCCAGAGGCGTTCGGACATGTTAATCTAATAATAGCAACGCCAGATTGTGATGAATTAATTGGATTATTTGGATCGTTAATTTGACTTACAAAAGGAAATGGTTTTCCAGATGCTGGTTTATATCTCATGCCCCACGGTGTATTCGGAGCGGGGGGAGGATAATCCGCCAAGTTCCAACTATATTGTTGAACCACACCATCATAAGTATTTGTCCCCATAGCATTAATTATTGGAATATCCGTTGGAGACAATTTATATAATAATTGACCACTATCGCCGACTTTACTATATCCAGTTGCTGTTTGAATAAGACCACCCATATATTGTGATATTGCTGAACCTTGACTATAAATTTCTAATACTTCTGTTGCAAAATCAGCATTTGGAACATACCCATCACCAGCAGTATCTCCGACTTTTGGTTGTCTTATATTTGAATAAGAACCATTACCCGCCCTTATCGCTGTATGTAATTGACTAAATTTAAATTTACCACTCACATCATCAAACCCGATAAGGGGATTTTCTGCTCCAATATGGACATATCCTTCATAATGGAATGGAGTGAAATCTACATCAGTATAGCGACTTGGATTAGTCGGCGGATAAGTTCCGCCATTTAGATTGACAGGGGTTGTAAAAGCATGACATCTGTAATCCATCGGATTTGGTTGAGTATCATTTGGATTTGGCACTAAATATTGACTTCCGTCTTGATAGTTTTTTATACTTTGTATATCAGCATTTCCACTTACCACTGCACCCATCTCTTGCATATTTGTTTGTTGAGTGCTTATAATCTTCGCTAATTTTTGATCTTGAAAACTCATACTACAACCAAAGAACTCGCCAGTTTGAACCCATGGAAAATTCTTATTTTCATTTATAATATCCGTTGATGGTGCTGGTTCTACAACATTTAAATTATCAGCACTAATATACGCTATGAAAGGGATTTCACGAATATTTTTAAATGGTGCAGGACGGTCAGAACCTAACCACGGGATCATGTCATTTGTTAATGGCGTTCCATCTTTCATTGTTTCTCTAAGAAATAAACCAATACATCCAATTCCTTTATCTTCTATATCTCCCTCAATTGGTTTAAATATCTCATTATTAAATCGTTCTCCATTTGGATTAAATACAGAAAAAATAGTATCCTCACCTAAATCATCATCATTTATTAAATCAATTTCATCTCTCCAATAAGTGTAAAAAGGATGACGAGACTTATATTTATCACCGACTAATGCTGGAAGTTTTCTTCTAAAACAAATTTCCATATCACCGCTTTTAGTTCCAGTTCCGTAATCTTGCGGTTGTCCTTCAACGCCCGTCTGGTCTGTGGTCTGAGAGTCATATGATGGATTAAATGTAAGACCGTTATATGTGCTATAATCTTCTGGCGGAAATAAAGTTGATGAAGGCGTTGATGTCATATACCCCGTTTGAGACATGATAATCGCTTGAAGCGGGGTCGCCATTGAAATTTGGTTCGTTTTTGGTGAGACACCATCATAATTTGGTGCGGTTCTTTCTGTTTCTGTGCCGATTTCATCTTCTGTAAATTTACTTGTTGCAGTTGATGTTAGTTGATCGTCAAGTCTTCCGAATTGTAAATCTGATACAAAATTTTTATAAGCATCAATATTTTTAACCCCTCTTTCTTGAAATTCATAATCATCCCCTGTAAGACTTGGTCGTGCCAGTGGATAAAGACACTCTTTTAATAATTTTACTGATTTTTTGGTTGCGATAATATTACTTGCTACTGGTTGATTTACTTTTAGTATAAGCATTGCGATATTGTCAATACTATATCTTTCATATGTCCCTTGATTGTAATAAGCATC